TGTCGGGAAGTGCTTCGGCGATCCGCTCCGGATCGAGGACTTCCGCGGGAGCTACTGCGTGGTCGGCGTGGACTTGTCGCAGACGACCGACCTGTCCAGCTGCTGCGTCCTGATCCGGAAGGGCGGAGAGGACTATGTCTTCTCTCAGTTCTTCCTGCCCGGGAATAAGATCGACGAGGCGATCAGCAGGGACGGCATACCTTACCGGCAATACGTCGACCGTGGACTCCTGACGCTGTCCGGGGAGAATTACGTCGATTTCCGGGACTGCTTCCAGTGGATACTGGACCTCTACGAGAAATATGAGCTCTATCCGCAGTACATCGGCCTCGACCGGTACTGTGCGCAGTATCTGCAGCAGGATCTCAAGACTTACGGATTCCTGACCGACACGATCGGGCAGGGCTTTAACCTGTCCCCGGTGCTCCGCGAGATGGAGGGCCGCATGAAGGACGGGACGATACACTGTGGCGACAATGATCTGCTGAAAATTCATTTTCTGGATGCCGCCCTAAAGACGGACACGGAGTTGGCAAAGGTCCGGCTGATCAAGCTGAGCCCGACCGCACACATCGACGGCGTCGCCGCTCTCTCGGACGCGTTCGCGATCCGGATGTTTAAACGCGAGGAGCTGGCCGACCGGCTGGAGAACACGGAGTAAATCATGGGACTGTTTGATCTTATATTCAAAAACCGGCCAAAGGAGCGCGGACAGTACCGGGGCACTTACAAAATGCTCAACGGATACACGCCGCACTTTACGAAGTGGGGCGGCGACATCTACGAGAACGAGCTGATCCGTGCGGCGATCAATGCCAGAGCCACGCACATCTCCAAGTTGCGGGTGGAGATGATCGGATCAGCCCGGCCCGCCCTGAAGGCCAAAATGAAGCACGCGCCGAACGAGCTCATGACCTGGTCGAAATTCCTATACCGGCTCAGCACGATCCTCGACGTCCATAACACGGCCTTCATCGTGCCTGTGTTCGACGAGTACGGCGAGCCCTCCGGCGTCTTCCCAGTACTGCCGACGCAGTGCGACGTGGTCGACTTCGGCGGTCGTCCTTACCTCCGGTATAAGTTCAGCCACGGCGAGACGGCGGCGATCGAGCTCGACTTCTGCGGGATCATGACGAAGTTCCAGTGCAGGGACGACCTTTTCGGCGAGTCGAATCACGCGCTGCTCCCGACGCTGGACATGATCCACATCCAGAACCAGGGCATCGAGGAAGGCGTCAAGAGCGCCGCGTCCTACCGGTTCATGGCCAAGGTCAGCAACTTCACAAAGACCGAGGATCTGGCGAAGGAGCGGAAGCGGTTCACCGCTGAGAATTTCTCGAAGGACTCCGAGGGCGGAGGGATACTACTTTTCCCGAACACCTACACGGACATCCGGCAGATCGAGGCCAAGCCCTGGGTGATCGACTCCGACCAGATGAGAGCGATCAAGGAGAACGTCTATGACTACTTCGGCGTCAACGACGATGTTCTCATGAATAAGGCTTATGGTGACGCCTGGAGCGCCTTTTACGAGGGCGCTATCGAACCGTTCGCGGTGCAGTTCTCCGAAGTCATGACAAAGATGCTCTACACCCTGCGGGAACAGTCCGCCGGGAACATTGTCATGACCACGGCGAACCGCCTGCAGTACATGAGCAACCGTGACAAACTCGACGTCTCGACGCAGCTCGTCGACCGCGGGCTGATGTCCATTAACGACGCCAGGGAGATCTGGCAGCTGCCGCCGGTTGAGGGCGGTGATGTCCGGATCATCCGCGGCGAGTACTACAACGCAGACGATAGGGTCGTAGGAGGAGAGAACAATGACGAAAGAAATCCGAGCGTTTAATTTTGAGGTCAGCGCTGAAGAGAACGAGGACCACGGGAACGTCCTCACCGGCATGCCGATCGTGTACGGGCAGAGGACCGATCTGGGATGGTATGACGAGATCATAGACGACGGAGCACTGGACGCGACGGACTTAAGGGATGTCCGGTTCCTGGTGAACCACAACACGGACATGATCCCGCTGGCCCGGTCCCGGAACAACAACGTCAACAGCACGATGCAGCTGAGCGTCGTGCCTGAGAAGGGCATGGACATCCGCGTCGACCTCGACACGGAGAACAATGTCGAAGCAAAGAGCCTTTACTCGGCCGTGAGCAGGGGAGACCTCTCTGGGATGTCTTTCATGTTCGCGGTCGATAAAGATAGCTGGGACGATCTCGAGAGCGAGCACCCGACCAGACACATCAGATCATTCGCGAAGATCTTCGAGGTGTCGGCGGTGACGTTCCCGGCGTATGAACAGACGTCAATCCAGGCGAGAGGCCTGTCCGATGCACTGGAGAGTGCGCGGGCATCACTGGAGAGTGCAAAAGCCGAGCAGCGGAAGATTGAGCGCCAGAAGCAGAGAATCAGAATTATTAGCGAGGTGAATCATGGAATTTAAGGACATGACCATCGAGCAGCTGGAGGAGAGGAAGGCCGCGATCCTCACGGAGATCGATGCTCCGGAGGCGGACCTTGATGCTCTCGAAGAGGAAGCCAGGGGTATCAACGCCGAGCTGGGGTCCCGTAAGGCTGCCGAAGCTGAAAAGGCCGAGCTCCGCGCACAGGTTGCGCAGGGTGCCGGCAAAGTGATCAAAGACTTCCGCGAAGAGGAAGCCAGAAAGGAAACCAAAATGTACGGAGTAGAAACTCTCGAATACAGAAACGCATGGGTTAAGAACATCGTCGGCCGTGAGCTCAACACCGAAGAGCGTGCCGCGCTTACCTCTGCCGCTGCTGTGATCCCTACCATGACCGTTAACGCGGTCTGGGACCGCCTGGTTAAGCCCGCGGAGCTCCTGGGCCGTGTCGATGTGACACAGTTCCCGAGCTATGTGAGATTCCCGAAGGCCACGACCGTCAACGCCGCGACCGCTCAGGCCGTCGGCGCTACCATCACCGAGTCCTCTGACGCGGTCGGCTATGCAGATCTCGTTCCCAACGAGTATGTTAAGCTGCTTACCGTTGGCGCGGACATCGATCATATGGCGATCGACGCGATCCACGACTGGATCGTCAACAATCTCACTGACTCCATCCGCTATGCGATCAACAAGGACATCCTTGTCGGCACCGGCACCAACAGCCTCAAGGGTATCACCGTCAGCGTCTCCGCTTCCGCAACGGCCCTTACCGCTGCCGGCGTCACCAAGAAGGATCTGATGACCATCATGGCGGCCCTCGGTGCACAGTATCATTCTGGCGCTGTGTGGATCATGACTCCTGAACTCTTCTACGGTGAGGTGATGCAGATCACTTCTCTCAATGATTACATCATCAACGAGGGCTTCCAGTATCGCCTGTTCGGCCATGATGTGATCCTGATGAGTGAGGCTCTCGTGAGCTCCAAGGAGACCATCTTCTTCGGCGATCCCAAGGCTTACAAGGTCAACATCTTCAAGGCTCTCGAGGTTAAGCCGTTCGAGAGCGCGACTACGACCAATCTGCAGTTCCGCGGCGCTACTCTGGCTGACGGCGAGCTGCTCGATGCCGCTGCGTTCGTGAGATTTGCGAAGGCGTAAGTATCAATGAGGGGCGGGAGAGATCCCGCTCCTCCTTTCAAGTAAGGAGGCGCTAAATGCTTCGTAAGGTCAAGATGGCGATGCGGATCGCCTCCGGCACGTTCGACGAAGACATCCAGCGGATGATCCTGGAATGCAAGGACGATCTGCGTGTCGCCGGAGTCACCGGCACCGACGTCGAAAACGGCATTATCGAAACAGAGAACCCGCTGATCCAGCGGGCGATCATAACATTTTGCAAAATGAACACTCCGGGTTTTGCATCGCAGTATGACGCATTGAAGGCATCATATGACGAGCAGAAGGCGCAGCTGTCGATGCACACCGGAACGACCGACTGGGGGGAATAAGCCATGCCGGAGGGGCTGCTTACTTTTTACATACTCGAGAACAAGGCGCCGAACGGTGCTATGCCCGTCGAGAAGCTGGTCCCGGTCGGACAGGCATATTATTCCGAGAGGTCCGTCGGTGTTACCCGGCTATACGCCGCGATGGGAGCGAATCAGAGGATCGACCTGTTTATCCGTGCCCACGGCCTTCTGGATCTGCCGAAGGTCGGACGGAAACGGGCCGCATATCTGATCCCGGAGGATGGCGAACAGTACAGGATCTCCGCCGTGCAGAAGGTGCTCGGTGAGGACGCGGTCGATCTGACGCTTGAGAGATTGGAGGAGCTTTATGACGTCGATACAAAGTAAGGTCTCCAAGATCTCCCAGGCGCTCACATCGATCGAGGGCCTGCAGGTCTATCACTACTGGCGGACCAATGTAAAAGCCCCGTACTGCATCTATTATGAGATGGAGACGGTCGGACAGGCGATGGACGGACACACCGGCGAGTACGGGATCGCGGTCTATGTGGACTACTTCACGCAGGCCGAATATGATCCCAAAGTCGACCAGATCCAGGAGGCGCTGAACACTGTCGAAGGGTGCGCTTTCCACTACGAAGGCGCACAGTTCGAGGAGGACACAAACCTCATTCATTCCTCCTGGGAGTGCGAGGTGATCTGATGGCTAAGTTCAAACCGATCATAGAGGGCTCGATCGATCTGCCGGAACCGCAGCTCCTGAAGGCGGTGATCTATGACGGCGCTCATGTCGAGTATGAGGCGATCAAGAAGGGGATCGAGGGGTTGTCTGACCATGCGGTCACGGACTTCATGCGTCAGGCGCTGATCGATCACCTCGGTTCATCCAAGATCACTCCGGAGGCCGACGGATATGTCGAAGCCATCACCATGGCCGGATATATCACCGATCCGAACGGACGCACCGTGCCTGCGGCTCTGGTCGCCCGGTCCATCAACGTCGGGACGAATCTCACAGCCCCGACGCGATTCATTAGCAAGGCAGTCAGCGCAGCACGCCGACCTGCCGAGGAAGCTATGAGAGTTAAAGCAGAAGAAATTCTGAGAAAGGCAGGTAACTGATGGCAGCTGGAAGAGTTTTAACAGGCTTTTCGATGCCTTACGTCGCTACCTACAGCGCAAACGGTACCACGGTCACATATACCGGCGTGTCGCAGCTGGCCCGCGGCGTGTCTGTTGCGCTGGCGATCGAGTCCGGCGACGGAACCAACTTTTATGCGGATAACGTAGCAGCCGAGGGAACCGGCGGAGTTTTCACCGGCGGCACGGTGACGCTCACCGTGGACGGTCTCAAGGACGCGGCCCGTGCCCTGATCGAGGGCCTTGCCTCTCCGACGTCCATCACGGTCGGGACCGAAAGTGTTGACGTCTACTCCTACGACACGGATCAGGAGATCCCCTATGTGGGTATCGGATTCGTCTGCCGGTATATGGAGCAGGGCGCGACATCTTATGTCCCGATGGTGCTGACCAAGTGCCAGTTCGACGTGGATGGTCTCGAGGCGGCTACTCAGGAGGAGAGCATCGATTTCCAGACTCAGGAACTGACCGCAACTGTCATGCGTGACGACACCGCCAAGCATTCCTGGAGAAAGATTGCAGCCGCACAGGATACCGAGGCGGACGCTGTCGCGGTGGTCAGGGCACTCCTGGGCGCTACGGCTTAAACCGGAGGGCAAGATGACAATACACGGAAGGGATGTAACTTTTAAGAAGACCGTCGGCGCTGCCTGCGCGATCGAGAAATTATCCGAGACCGCGGGCGGCGTCCAGGCATACCTTAACAGCAAGACCTACTCAGAACAGCAGGAGCACTGCGCCGCGTTTATGGAGGAGCTCTCCAAGGGT